TACCCCGTGCGCCGTGTTCGTCCTGACACTGAAGCCCGTGGCGTGCCAGCGCAAGACCCTAGCCTTTTGAACGTCGGCGGCATTGGTCAGCGTCTCGGTCTGCTGAACCAGTTCTTCAACCCGGTCGAAGCTATCGGGCAGTCCATGCAGGCTGGCGAACGCATGATGTCGCCGAACATGGGCGTGATGGATCGCGTGGCTGCCTTGGGCGACATGCTGTCGGGCGTTGCTGGCGTAACTGGGCCTGCCGTTGTTGCTGGGCGTGCTGGAGTGCCTGCCGCCGCAGCCGTGATGGAGGGGCTGCTGGGCGGATCGCCCACCACGCAGGCCGCTGGAGATACCATGCGTGCGGTTGGTCGTGATGTCGTGGAGCGGCTTAATCAGCCCGGCCAGATGCCGACGACATACGCAAACCCTATTCCGGGGCTGCGGCTTTTCCACGGCTCGCCGCATGATTTCGACCGCTTCAGCATGTCCAAGATCGGCACGGGCGAGGGCGCGCAGGCTTACGGGCATGGGTTGTATTTTGCCGAGAATGAGGGAATTGCGCGCGGGTATCGGGATGCTTTGACTGACCCTGATGCTGTGCCTTTGCAATTTGACGGTCGCCCGGTCAATACGCCGTGGAACGAAGAAATTAGGGAGCGCTGGCCGGAGTATTTCAGCGGATTGAGCGAAAGCGACGCTGACGCGATGGAGGAATTGCTTGGTAATCTGTCTCAAGTAAACAACATGGCAGATATCCCAAATGTTCTTGGCGGGGTCTCCAGCCGAGCAAAGGTGCTTTATTCTCGCATTGTGAAACCAAAGCTGACAAAGCCAGATGTCGGCGCGGGCCGCATGTACGAGGTTGAGATCAACGCGAACCCCGAGGATTTCTTGGATTGGGACAAGCCGTTGAGCGAACAGCCGCAACGGGTGCGGGATGCGTTGGGAAGAATTGGAATTACATCGGCAGACACTGGAAACGAAGCGTATATGCGCTCGTCTTTGCAAAGATTTGCAATAATGAAGCCAGATGGAACATTTGGCCCCGGACCAGATACATACGATGAGGCCCTCGCACTTGTTGGCGGTGACCCATCAAAAGTTCGCCGCATAAGCGAAGGATCGGCACCAATGCGGTCTGAGGCGTTGCGCCGTGAGGGCATCCCCGGCATCCGCTACCTTGACGCAGGATCGCGCAGCGCGGGCGACGGCTCCCGCAACTACGTCGTCTTTGACGAAAACCTGATTGAGATTGTCCGCAAGTATGGCATAGCTGGTGCGGCGGCCATGTTGGGGATGAGCCAAGCCGATCTGGCGCAGGCCATGCAACAGCAGCAACAACAGCAGCCGCAGGGCTTGCTTTCAGGAGCGCAATAATGCCACTCAAAAAAGGTTCGTCTGCCAAGACGATTTCTGCTAACATCCGCACGGAAATGAAGACCAAGCCGCAAAAGCAAGCGATTGCCATTGCCCTCAGCAAAGCAGGAAAGGCGAAGAAGAAATGAAAAAGCCAGTGAAATTCACGCCCTGCAAGGGCTGCCCGAACCCCGCCAAGTGCAAGGCTATGGGCAAGTGCATGATGAAGGGCAAGAAGTAATGCCCGGCGGTCTCTACGCAAACATTGCCGCCAAGAAAGCCCGCATCAAGGCCGGATCGGGCGAGAAGATGCGGAAGCCCGGCACCAAGGGCGCTCCGACTGCGGCTGCGTTCAAGGCATCGGCCAAGACGGCGAAGAAGAAATGAAGACCCCGGCTTGGCAGCGCGCTGAAGGAAAAAACCCAAAGGGCGGATTAAACGCTAAGGGCCGCGCGTCTGCCAAGGCCGAGGGCATGAACCTGAAGGCCCCGGTAAAGGCGGGCGACAACCCGCGCCGGGCGTCCTTCTTGGCTCGGATGGGCGGTATGCCCGGCCCCGAGCGTGACGAGGATGGAAAACCCACGCGACTTCTGCTATCACTGAACGCATGGGGCGCAAGCAGCAAGGCGGATGCCAAGGCTAAAGCCAAGGCCATTTCGGCCCGCAACGAGGCGAAGAAGAAATGACCATCACGACCTATGCCACGCTCAAGACAGCCGTCGCGGACTTTCTGAACCGCGACGATCTCACGTCTGTCGTGCCGACCTTCATCGCGCTGGCTGAGGCCGACATGCAGCGCAAGCTGCGTCACTGGCGTATGGAAACCAGATCGACCGCCCAGCTTGACACGCAATTCAGCGCCATTCCCGCCGATTGGGTGGAAACAATCCGCTTCTACCTGACCACCGGCGAAACCTCGCGGCTGGAACTTATCAGCCAAGCTGAGATGATCGACCGCAAGCAGGCCGACAGCAACGTCACTGGCCGCCCGTATTACTACGCGATGACCGGGGCGCAGTTTGAACTGTACCCAGTGCCGGATGGCCTTTACACGGGCGAACTGCTATACTTCGGCAAGATACCTGCGCTGTCGGACTCGGCCACGACAAACTGGCTCTTGACCAACGCGCCGGATGCCTACCTCTACGGGGCGCTGATCCACTCGGCACCATACCTGAAGGACGACGCCCGCATTCAAATCTGGGCAGCCCTGTATCAATCCGCGATTGATAACCTGAACAATTCTTCCAACGACGCGCGGCACAGCGGAACCGGCCTGCGTATGAAAATCAGGAGCTTCTGATGTCACTGACCAACTCTTTCGAAACCAGCGTCCTGACGTGGCTCCTGACGGCATCCTCGCCGTCTCCGGCACGTCCGAGTGCTTGGTATCTTGGCCTGTTTACGGCTGCACCGGGTGAAAGCGGCGGCGGCACCGAGGTGAGCGGCAACGGCTACACCCGCGAGGCTGTCACGTTCACCGTGAGCGGCAACAACGCTTCGAACGATGCAGCCATCGAATTCCCGACTGCAACGGGAAGCTGGGGCACCATCACGCACGCAGCGGTGTTCGACGCTTCAACCTCGGGCAACATGATCGCCTACGCCTCGCTGACCGCCTCGAAGGTGATTGACACCGGGGACGTTCTGCGTGTGCCGACAGGCGATCTCGACATCAACCTCGACTGAGGCTGAGTAGGTGGCGGCCTACCGTACAGGATTTGGTACAGGTGTATACGGCGTAAAGGCGTATGGGCTTGATGGCGAGGTGAAAGACGCCTCGGCAGCGGCTTCGGTCGCTGTTGCCGTTTCTGTACTGGCTGGCAAGCGTCTGGACGCATCCGCAACCATCTCGATCACATCTACGACAACGGTTTCGGCGCAGCGTGTTCGGGATGCCGGCGCGGCTGCTTCCGTCACCTCATCAGTATCTGCTGATGCGGATCGCGTGCGGGATGCCTCCGCCTCTGCTGCGTGTGCAGCATCCGTTTCTGCGGATGCACAACGGCTGCGTGAGGTTGATGCGCCGATCTCGGCGGCCACCACGGTTTCGCTTGATGCCTACCGGGCGCGCAATATTTCCGGCACGGCAACGGCTGCGTTGACGGCTTCTGTCTCGACGGTCGCTCTGGTCAATGTGTCGGCCACATCGGCGTGCGCTGCTTCCGTTGAGGCGTCTTTGCAGCGCGTGCGCTTGGGTAGTGCGCTTTCTGCAATTTCGTGTATAGTGTCGGCATCCTTCATCAAGAAGTGGGAACCCGGTCAGGATACGGCAGAGACATGGACGCCGCAGTCTGATACAGGAGAGACTTGGACGCCTGTCTCTGACACGGCGGAAATTTGGACCGAAGCGGCATAAGGGCGGCTTAAAATGGCAGACGCAACGACAACGACATTTGGCCTCGTTAAGCCCGAAGTTGGCGCATCCGAGGACACTTGGGGCGGCAAAATCAACGACAACCTTGATGATCTTGATGATCTGCTTGACGGCACGACGGCGATCAAGCCGAACCTAACCGCCGGTGAGTGGAAGGTCGGCGGAACGGTTGTCACTTCGACTGCCGCAGAATTGAATTACAACGACATCACCACCCTTGGGACATCGCAGGCTTCCAAAGTTGTGACGGCGGATGCCAGCGGTGACGTTAAATTCGCCAACGCCATCATCGAAACTGTCTATGCCTTGAGTGGCACGACGCCCGCCTTGAACCCGAATAACGGCACGATCCAGACGTGGACCTTGTCGGCAAACTCGACGCCGACTGACAGCTTTGTTGCTGGCGAGGCTATGACATTGATGATCGACGACGGCACCGCCTACACGATCACTTGGCCCTCTGTGACTTGGAAGACGGACGGCGGTGTGGCCCCGACGTTGAACACCAGCGGCTTCACTGTCGTTGCCCTGTGGAAGGTCAGCACGACGCTCTATGGCGCGCGTGTAGGAGACGCATAATGCTCACCAAAAAGGCGTTGATGTCTACCGCTGTCGCGGCTGAATCTCTGGCCATTGAAGACGTGTTCTCGACGTGGCTCTACACTGGCAACGGCTCCACGCAGACAATCACCAACGGGATTGATCTTGCTGGTGAAGGTGGGATGGTTTGGATTAAGGCGCGGTCTAATTCGCAGCCGCATTTGTTGTTTGACACCATCCGGGGCGTTACTGATGAGTTAAACAGCAACACGACAGATGCAGAAGCGTCTCTCGCCAACAGCCTGACGGCTTTTAATGCGGATGGGTTTTCGATCTCATCGGCTACTGCTATTAATTTTAGCACAGCAACCCTTGCGTCATGGACCTTCCGCAAGGCCAAGCGTTTCTTTGACGTGGTGACTTATACGGGTACGGGATCAAACCGCACTATCGCCCATAGTCTCGGTGTCGTTCCGGGGTGCATTATCGTTAAGCGCACTGATACGGCTTCTGATTGGCAGGTTTATCATCGCGGCAACACGGCTGCTCCCGAGACAGATTATCTTGTGCTGAATTCTACGGCTGCAACAGTAGACGACAACACTCGCTGGAATGATACGCTGCCAACAAGCACTGTGTTTTCTCTGGGAACCAACACTTTTGTCAACGCCTCTGGTGGCACTTACGTCGCCTATGTCTACGCCCACGATCCCCTCGGCCCGTCTGGTGATGGCTCCGATGGGTTGATTGCGTGTGGATCGTTCACGACTGATGGAAGTGGAAACGCAACAATTGATTTGGGGTGGGAACCGCAATGGGTTCTCATGAAAAGTTCTTCAAGTGTAACAAACTGGATTCTTGCGGACAATATGCGAGGGATGAACGTCAGCACGTCCACCCATCGACTATATGCAGACTCAAGTGCTGCTGAAGCTACAAGCAATCTTATGGCCCCAACCGCTCGCGGGTTTGTGCGAGTAAATGGAGGTGTGTCTCAGACTTGGGTTTACATCGCCATCCGTCGTGGTCCTATGCGGGAACCTACGAGCGGGACGGAGGTGTTGGGTCTTAATGCAAGAACAGGGACGGGAGCAGACGCTACGGTCACTGGCGGGCTAACTGCGGATGCAGTTCTGGTGAAAAACCGTGGGTCAGGGGTTGCAAGCCTGTTTTCATCTCGGATGACCGGGACGGGGTATCTTGTTACGTCTACAAATGCTGTAGAAGTAGCTGCCGCAACGGATGTTCTTCAAGCTAACCCTTGGGACGTTATGGATGGGGTTAAGGTTGGCACATCGTCAACAATCACCAACGCATCAAGCAACACATTCATAAACTACCTGTTCAAACGCGCACCGGGATTCTTCGATGTGGTGGCGTATACGGGGACAGGGGCTAACAGGACTGTCAGCCATAACCTTGGCGCGGCACCTGAATTTATGATTGTAAAGTCGCGTTCAGCATTGGGGAATGGGGCAGTTTACCATACGTCAGTTGGTAATTCTGCTGCTCTTCTTCTTAACTCAAACGGTACGCCTTCAGTTTCAGCAACTTGGTGGAATAGCGCGTCCCCAAGTTCCACCGTATTCACCGTAGGAACGAATAGCTCAGTAAACGGTAGCACTACCACCTACATCGCCTACCTATTCGCCTCTCTCCCCGGCATCAGCAAGGTGGGCAGTTACACAGGCAATGGCTCCAACCAAACCATCAACTGCGGTTTCGCGACAGGTGCAAGATTCATCCTCATCAAACGCACTGATACTGTTAGTAACTGGTATGTCTGGGATACGGCAAGAGGCATCGTCACGGGCAACGATCCGAACTGGGGCCTGAACACGCCTGCCGCAGAGGTTACAACTAATGACACGATTGACCCGGATAGCACTGGCTTCATCGTCAATCAGGTTGCTGCCACCGACGTGAACGTCAACGCTGCGACCTACATCTATCTGGCGATTGCCTAATCACCCCCATCTGAAAGGATCAATCTCATGGGCGAATACAGACACAAAGTCACGGGCGAGGTAAAGACCCAAGGGGAATGGCGGTCGGCCAATCCTAACATCTCCATGCCTCGCAATTGGAACCAGAACGTCCTTGATGCACTAAACATCGAAGCCGTCTTTGAAGCCCCTAAGCCTGACGTTGGGCCGTACCAGAACGCAGCCCGCAATGGTGTAACTCAAGATGCCAATGGCAATTGGGTGCAGGCTTGGGCTGTCGTCGATATGTTCTCGGACTATACCGACGAAGATGGTGTCCTGCATACGAAGGCTGAACAGGAAGCTGCGTATCAAGCCAACCTTGATGCAGAGGCCGCCAAGGCCGTTCGCTCACAGCGTGACAGCCTGCTTGCCGACACCGATTGGATGGCTCTGTCGGACGTGACCATGAGCGCAGAGATGGCTACCTATCGGCAGGCTCTTCGTGATATAACGGCTCAAGAGGGCTTCCCGCACAGCGTGAACTGGCCCGTCAAGCCGTAAGGAGCGCACATGCCGCTTGTCCCGCTTCAAATACCGCCGGGCATTTCTCGCAAGGGAACTGCTCTAGAAAGCACGGGCCGCTGGTTTGACGGCTCGCTTGTTCGCTGGAAAGATGGCGTCATGCAGCCCGTTGGGGGCTGGGTTCAGCGGGGCGATGCAACGGCTACAGGTGTGGCTCGCGGGGCTGTTGCATGGCGTGCGAACGGCGGCACGCGCTGGCTGGCCTTTGGGACGCACAACGCGCTGAAGGTCATGGGTGCCAGCAACACCGTGACCGACATTACGCCGACCGGCCTAACGGCTGGCATTGTCAGCGCAGATGCAAATGATGGATACGGCGGCGGGCTTTATGGCGTCAGCTTCTATGGAACTGAGCGGCCAGAAGGCGAAACCCCAATCCCGGCGACAACTTGGTCTTTGGATAACTGGGGCGAGTATCTTGTCGCATGCTCTAATGCTGACGGCGACATTTATGAATGGACCCTCAACACGGCCAATGATGCCGTTGTCGTGACCAACGCGCCGACGAGCAACAGCGGCATCCTCGTTACCGAGGAGCGTTTCTTGTTTGCCCTTGGCGCTGGCGGCAACCCTCGCAAGGTTCAGTGGTCAGACCGAGAAAACAACACAGTCTGGACGCCCAGCACGACGAACGAGGCTGGCGATCTGGAGTTGCAGACCAACGGCCAGATCATGCTGGCGCTTCGCACTCGCGGGCAGGCGTTGATCTTGACCGACGTGGACGCGCACACAGCGACATACCAAGGCCCGCCCTTTGTCTACGGCTTCGAGCGTGTCGGCTCGTCTTGCGGTGCCGCCTCACGCAATTGCGCGGCAGCCGTCGATGCTGGCGTGTTTTGGATGAGCCGCGACGGGTTCTATTCGTTCACCGGCGGCGGTGTGCAGCCTTTGCCGTCTGAGGTGTCGGATTACGTCTTTAGCAACCTGAACCTCGCACAAATTTCCAAGGTCGCCTGCGCGGCGAATGGCCTTCAGAATGAGGTTTGGTGGTTCTACCCATCCGCCACGTCGAACGAAAACGACAGATATGTAGCCTACAACTACGCCGAAGGGTATTGGACTATCGGGGCGATGGCCCGCACTTGCGGCGTCGATGCTGGCGTGTTCCGCAACCCGATCCTAATCGCTCCGACAGGGCCGATCTACGCGCATGAGACCGGCTGGAATTATGGTGGTGCCGAGGTCTACGTCGAGAGCGGCCCGGTGCAGATCGGCGTTGGCGATCAAACGATGATGGCCAAAGAGTTGATCCCGGACGAGAAAACGCAGGGCGACGTGACTACGACGTTCAAGACCCGGCTTTATCCGAATGACACCGAGCGGTCTTATGGCCCCTATTCGATGTCGGCACCGACCAGCGTGCGGTTTAGCGGGCGTCAGGTCTCAATGCGCGTTGTCGGCGCGCGTCTGGCCGATTGGCGCTGGGGCATCCCGAGGCTTGACGTTGAGGCTGGGGGCCGTCGATGAGGTTTGGCATCCCGGTCATCGGGCAGGATTTGCGCGGGTGGGGCGAAGAGTTGCGCCGCTTTCTCGCGCGGACGTGGGATAATCTCAGCTTCAAATCGAGCGATGCCAGCCCGGCGACTGACGGGATTATTTTGTGGGACGCGTCCAGCGGGTATCCTGTCGTCTCCAAGAATGGCGAGTGGCGGCAAGTCGTGCTGGCAGACGGCTATGCTGTGCTTGGCCAAGATGCTGACATCACGGCGGCGGCTGCTGACACGGCTTATAAGATTGCCTTGGATGACATCATCACCGAGGGCATCACGCTTACTGGATCGCCCCTGACAGAAATCACGTTTGTTGAGGGTGGCTTGTACAAGCTGGCCTTCACGGCGCAGATTGCGAGTTCTTCTGGCAGCACCGTGAACTTTCGGTTCTGGCCGAGGCTGAACGGCACGAATGTGACGGGAAGCACAATTGTTGCCAGCTTGCACAACAACGGCGCGACCATCGTGGTTTCTCGGACAGCGATTTTCAGCGTCAACGCCAATGACGTACTGAATGTCATGTGGGCCACGGATAGCACGAGCGGAACCTTGAAGGCGCACGCCGCGACCGCCTACGCGCCATCATCGCCGTCGGTGACGCTGGTCATCAGTCGGGTGCAGGCATGACGCTCTTGGAGCATTGCCGGAAATGGATCGAAGACGCGCTGGAGTACAGCGGCGGGTCGCATGATTTCCAAGATGTGGCTGACGGCATCCTGAGCGGGCGCATGCAGTTGTGGCCTGCTGAAAAGGGGTGCGCTGTCACTGAGATTGTGTTATATCCTAAGAAAAGTGTCCTGCACGTTTTTTTAGCCGGTGGTGAGATGGAAACAATCGTCAACATGATTGATTCCGCCGTGGCTTGGGGAAAGACACAGGGCTGCACATCAATGACAATCGCTGGGCGACGTGGCTGGGAGCGAGTTCTTGCGAAGCACGGATATAAGCCAGTGATGACAGTGTTGGAAAGGGACTTTGAATGAGCGGCGGCGGTAAGGGTGGCAAGTCCACCACGGAAGTCAAAATCCCCGAATGGCTAGAAGCGGCGGCCAAAGAGAATTTGGCGCGCGGCCAAGGTGTCGCCAACATCGGCTACACCCCGTATTACGGGCCTGACGTTGCTGCCATGACCCCGCTTCAGATCGCATCAAATCAGGGTCTTTCCAGCGCAGCCGGGGCTTTCGGCCTTGGTGGTGGAGGGCTATCAATGGGCACCGAAGGCATGCCAGCGCCGCAGACATTCGCTGGCGGCGTGCAAGGTTACTCGTCAGGCGGTCTTTACGACGAGGCTCTGCGCGAGCTTGAGACCCGCCGACCGGGCCAATACAACGCCATCACCGGCATGTTCGTTGACCCGATCACCGGCGCTGCTCCTCTTAGCTTTGGCCCGTCTGTTCAGCCTATGGCCCCGATGGCGGCTGCACCGCTGACATACCCGACGCAGGGTGGCGGGCGTGACCGTGACGGAATGGGCGGCATGTCCTCTGGCGCTGGTACTGGTTCGTCTGGCGGCATGGGCGGATATACGGGCCTGCGCGACATGTTTGACGGCGGCGGTCCGGGAAAACCCGGAAAGACTTTTGAGGGTGGCGGGCGTGTGTCCGGCATCGCAAACGCGGCTGGCATCAGCCCGCGCGGCCCGCGTGACAATAAGGGAAGGAAGAAATAAATGGCAGGCGGATCAAACCCAAGACGTGTTGCAACACCGTCTGCTGCGCCAGCCCCTGCTCCTGTAGCAGCGGTTCGCCGGGCTCCGATGCCGTTCAACAGCACGCCCGTTCGCCCGGCTCCGATGCAAGCAACTGTCTTGCCGCAGCCCGCAGCACCGACGCAGCCCGCAGCGCCGACGCAGCCGAATATCTTCCAGCAGTCGGCTGGCGCTTACACGGGTGCGATCAACGCTGCCAACGCGGCGGCGGCATTCCAGCCGCAGCAGGTCGGTGCAGAGCGTGTTGAAACAGCCTTCGGATACACGCCCGACACGGTTGCGGCGCAAGCGGCTTTCGGCGGCATCCAGCAATATTTCAATCCGTATGAGCAGCAGGTCATTGATCTGTCGATGGCTGATCTTGAGCGGCAGCGCATGATGCAAACCGCGCAAATGGGCGCGCAGGCAACCGCAGCGCGGGCTTTCGGCGGCTCTCGTCAGGGCGTGGCTCAGGCTCTCACGAATGAAGCCTTCGCCAATCAGGGTGGCCAGCTTGCGGCTCAACTCCGCCAGCAGGGCTTCCAAACCGCACTCGGCGCGTCTCAGCAGGATGTCGCAAATCAGCTTCAGGCTGCTCTGGCAAACCAAGGTGCCCGCGCGTCTCAGGAGCAGTTTGCTCAAGGCACGCGCTTGCAGGCTCAACAGGCCAACCAGCAGGCTGCGGCACAAGCCGCGCAGGCAAACCAAGCCGCCGCGTTGCAGGCTGCAAACCTGCGCGCATCGGCAGCAAGCCAGCTTGGCAATCTGTCGCAGACCGGTTTCAACATGGGCCAGAGCATCACGCAACAGCAGATGCAGCAAGGCGCGATGCAACAGGCCATCAATCAGGCTTTGATTGACGCTGGACGCAGCCAGTACGGCGGCTTCACGAGCGCGCCCGGTCAGTCGCTCAACGCTACATTGGCTGCCCTCGGCGGTGCAAATATGGGCCAGCAAACGCAGACGACGACGCAGCGTCCGGGCCTGTTTAACTATCTGTCGCTGGGTCTGGGGGCGCTGTAATGACGCCAGAAGAGTTCTACGGTCGCTTTCTTCCCTACGCTCAGGAGGTTTCTGAGCGCACTGGCCTTGACCCTCGCTTGGTCTTGGCTCAGGCCGCGCTTGAGACCGGGTATGGCAGAAGCGCGCCCGGCATGAACTATTTCGGCATCAAGTCGCATGGCCGCTCGGGCGGGCAGACTTTGCAAACTTCTGAGTTTGAAGATGGCCGCATGGTCAGCCAGCCTGCGTCTTTTCGCGGCTATGAAAGCCCTGAGCAGTCTTTCCAAGATTACGCCGACTTCCTTCTGAGCAACCCCCGCTACGGCGGCGTGCTGTCGGCTGTTGGCATTGAGGACCAGATCGCCGAGATGGCGAAGTCTGGCTATGCGACCGATCCGCAGTACGGGGCTAAATTAGCTAATATCGCCGGAAAGTTTGACCCGAACGCGGCACCAATGCCGGGTCCGAACGCGGCACCGATCATCTCGGCCAGCGCGACGGGCAATGCTGGCGTTTCGACCTACGATGTGCCGTTTCGGCCTGCCACGATGGACGATCCGTTCGAGGGCATGGGCCTGCTTTCTCGCTTTGCTGCATCCCGTGGCATCGCGCAGGACGCGGAGGCATCGCCCATCGCAAACCTGTTTAATATTCTGACGCAGAAAGAAGACCCGCGCTTGGCCGAGGCCGCAAAGGCGCGTGGTGGTTTCTTCGGGCTTTTGGGGGGCTAAATGGCTATCACACGCGAAGACTTGATGCGCGCGGGTATCGGTACGGGCGGCATGAACCCCAACGTCATTCCCGTGCAGGACATGAGGATTGCCGGGCTTCCAGCGGCGGCCCCCATGCAAGCCGCGCCGATGCCTGCACAGGCTGCACCTCAGCGCCAAGGGTTGCTCGGTGGCTTCTTTGGGCCGCAAGGTCGTGACGCACGCGCCCGCTTCGCGATTGGCCTTGAGGGCCTCACGATGAACCCCAATCAGGCGCTGATCGGGCAGTTGCAGCAGGGCATCGAAAGCCGTGAGACAGCAGCCCAAAAGAATGCCACAGCCGCTTGGCTGCGGTCACGCGGGCGTGATGATCTGGCGGCTGCGATGGAAGGCGGCTTGCCTGCGGCTGACGCGCTAAAAATTGCAATGGAACCTGCTGACGCGGATGTGAATGTTCAGTCGTCTGCACAGTTGCCAGACCAATCAGGCGTTGTTCTCACGATGCGAGATGGCAGCGTGCAGGTTCGCACGGTCGGCGGCGAGGTGCTTTTTGGCCAATCCGCTTTGGATTATGTTCGCAAGTCTCAAGAGCAGGCTGCGGAATATCAACGCAGCATTTATGGGGCGCGTGAAACTGGGAAGCTTGAAGCCGGGGCCGCAGCCGCAGCGCCGGGCGAATTGGCGCTCTTTAATACCATTGAGTTCCAAGTAAATGATCTTCTAAATGACCCGTATCTACCGAACATGCTTGGGCCGGTTCAGGGAAGACTGCCGAACGTCTCCGCTGAGGCTGCTCGCGTTCAGGGTAAAATGAACCAGATTTCTGGTGGGGCATTCTTGCAGGCTCGTCAGTTGCTGAAGGGCGGTGGTGCAATCACCGACTTTGAAAGCAGGAAGGCTGAAGAGGCGTTTCTCCTTATGAATACCGCACAAAATGAAGAAGATTTTCGCAAAGCGATGCAAAACTTCTTGGATGCTGTGCGTGCGGGCCTTCCAAAGCTGCAAACGGCTGCGCCTGCGGCAGGTGGAGTTGCGACACCTGAAGGGCTTTCGCAAGACGATCTGCGCTATCTGGGGGTGGGAAGCAACTGATGGCATACACCGAAGCACAGCTTAAAGAGGCCGCCCGCAAGGCTTATGCAGCGGGCGACACAGCAGCGGCAAAGCGTCTGATTGATGCCGCCCGCAAGGCTGCATCTGCCGCCCCGGCTGACCAAGGCCAAGCCATGCGAGACCGCATTTCGGCTGCCAAAGCTGGCACGCTGGAAATGCAGCCCGGATCGGCGGAGCGTACTGCTGCTGCAAACGAGCAGGCCACCGCTATGATGCAGCCTGAGCGCACCATCGGCCAGACGATCTACGAAAACGTGATCGGCAGCGGCGCTGTTGACACGCCCGTCGAGCGCGCTGGTGAATTGATCCGGGGCGTTGGCGCAGGAGCGATGCGTGGCGGTGCCCAGCTTGCGGGTCTCCCCGGCACGATTGGCGACCTGTTGAACACTGGCGCGGTTAGGGCCGCGAACGCTTTGTTCGGCACGGACTTGCAAACCACACAGGAAGTCACTGGCGCGCCCGGCCTGCTTTCTGGGCAGAGCATTCAGGATGCGCTCGCAGCAGCCACCGGCGGAGGAAGTGAATACCGCGCGCCCGGCGTTGCTGGAGATTATGCTGCGACAATCGGTGAATTCCTACCCGGTGCGTTGGGTGGACCCGGCACAATGCTGCGTTATGGCCTTGCGCCTGCCGTTGCCAGCGAAACCCTAGGTCAGGCAACAGAGGGCAGCGTTTTCGAACCCGCTGCACGCATCGCTGGCGCTTTCTTTGCGCCGCTTGCTCTTGCCGGGGCCAACAAGACCGTCAACACCTTTTTCAAGCGCGCGTCTGACCGACCGTCATTGGACACCCTAAGAGATGCCAAGAACGCAGCCTACTCGGCAGTCGATGCGTCCGGTTTGAAAGCACCTTTAACAGCCGCAGACGATTTGTTTACGCGTTCGCAGGCCGCCGCTGCCGCCGCCAATTATGTGCCGGATGTCGATAAGCAAACGATGGCTGCGCTGGAAATGATGAAAAATCAGATCGGCAAAGAGTTGACGATTGGCGAGTTGGACAAATTGCGTCAAGGTCTGTTTAACCGCCTG